TCCATAACCAGTTGCAGTCTTAAAAGCCATTGGTTATCTCCTTTCGGCTATTACGAAACGAGCCAACTTTGACAGTTTCAAGGCTACATCTTTAGGGTGTAGGATAAACCTGGCCTAACGATTGTAGGTAGTTGATATGTTTAGAGTTAGCGTAAACAGGAGGTAGTCTATAAAGAGGCTCCTAAAAGGAACTAGCCAATGTTTTAATCATCAGCTAGTTATATAATTGTATATAGTATATCACATTTGAATTAATTTGTCAAGCACTTTATCTTGCTGCACCAGTTAAATCATATACAAATGTACCATTTTTTACAGATTCTGAGATAGCTTCTTCAAATTTATCCCAATCTCTACCACTAAGATTTTTTACTCTTGACTCTGACCATACATTTTTATCTACTGTTGTAGGTTCTTCAGAGCGTTTAGCATTAGAAACAGATCTAGCTGCATCTTTAGTAGCACTAGCTTTTTTAGATCCTCGTTTAGTTTCTAACTTATACAAGTCTATTGCTTTGGCTGCTGCAAGATGATCTGTGTCATTCTCATATAATGCAGATTGTATCCACTTAGGTTGTTCTGCTACCCAATCATGAAACTCTTGATCTGCTCTTATATCTGCAAAGTCAGGGTGAAGTTTTTCTAGTTCACTTTCTGCTCTTTCCATTTTAACTTTAGTTTGCATTTCGTCTACGTAACGTAGTTTTTCATCTACATCTTTACGTGCTTCTAATGCTTTCTTAGTTGCAATGGTTTCTACTATCTTTGCAACATCTGGATATTGTTCAGACCATTTTTCTAATTCTTCATCAGTCTTAGGTAACTTTACCTGTTTCTTAGTTAAACCTTCTATTTGTAGTTTTAACTTATGTATCTCATCAGAATGTTGCTCTTGTATCTTTTGCTGATGTCTTCTTAGATCTCCATATCTTTTCTTAAAGGTTTTTTCTTCTGCATCTAAAGATTGAGTTTCCTCCTTATCTTTTTCTGCTTCTTCTATTTGTTTATTCTCAGCATTTCTAGCTGCTTCTAGTTCTTGTATTTCTTTTTCTTCTTCTTCTATGCTTATTCTTTTATACATTATTGGTGCTGATTTTACTTCTTCTTGTACTGATTCCATTTTAGTTTCTTTCTTTCGGGGGCATCTAGTAGCTTTTCACCATGAAAAGGGTAGAAGGTAGCCCTGATTTGACTATGCTGCTTTTACATAGCCTACGCCTTCAACGTATCTTCTTTCACCCATAATACCTGAACCTTTATCTTCTTTTACAGGTATTGCTGATGCTCCTCTATCACTATCTAGGATACTTGCTGCATAACCTAGTTTTTGAGGATCAGCAGGTCCATCTAAATCATAAGACTTAATTGCTGCCTTATATTCTTCTGTAGCTTCAGGATTAAAATTATCTGGATCTTGATTTATTATACCAGTTATTTTATCATTAGCTTGGTAGTTATTATAATCTAATTCTGCACCAAAGTCATCAATTTCATTAAAGAATATTTTCTTTAACATATCTCTATTGGTAGCACCTTCAGGTATATCTTCAGCTTTTATACCATCTCTAAGCATTCTACGTTTATCTGTTAATGCATCTAAACCATTTTTTAACTGTTCGTTTAATGTGCTTGGACCCTGACCAAGTAAATCATTTGAACCAGTTTTGTATTGATCCATTACGTCAACAAAATTTTCACTGTCTACTCCTGCTTTTCTTAATAACACTTGCAATTCTTGATCGTTATTGTATGCATTATTTCTATCTTGATTAGGTCTATATACAAGGTCAGCTTTTTCTTGACGTTGTTTAAACAAATCACCCTGTAGTTTACGACCATAATAGTTCTCACTATCAGGATCTGTACTAGCTGTATTTAATTCAGGAAACTCAAATCCTTGTATATCCCCTTTTATTTCGTCATACGTTTTAGGTTTAGGTAAGGCTTCTGCCATTTCATTCATAGCACCTTGAGTAAGATTACCACCTACTTGACCTACACCAGCTATGTTATAGTTTACTGAACCACCATTAGCATAACCTTTACGTTGCATGAGTCCACCTTTATTTATTTCCGCACCACCACCCATGCCACCATCTTCTTGTCCTTCTCCTGTATCATCTCCTGCTGATTCCTGATCAGTTGCACCTAAACCATGTTGAGGTGACTGAGTTTCATCTTCATCACCAGGATCTACTTCTGATTGTGGATCGTAACCTAAGCTAATAGCTTTGTCATCATCGCTTACAGTATCGTCATCACCTGACATACCAATGATATCTTTAAGAGATTTAATTGCTGCTTTTTTAAAATCTTCAAATGTTTCATACTCTTTTTCAATGCCTTGATTTTTTCCACCAGGATCGCCTTGATCCCCAGATTGATCAGGATCTTGATTATAATTAACTATAGTATCATCCATAGTAATATTACCACTAGGAGTTTTTATGTTTATAATACCTACATCACGATCATAGGTAGTAGTAAATCCTTGTGGGGATCTTTCACTAGCAATGTTTTCTCGTAGATCTCCTATATCTACATTTCTATTTATGGCAGCACCCTCATTAAGTTTAGGTGGACACATCATACCTTCTTTAGGTTTACCTGCAATAATTATAGTTTCATGCATTACACCTTCTTTAGGCTCTAGAAAAGTCATTTCTTTATCATCATCTTCAGGCTTGCCATTCTCATCAACATTCTGGATCATACCTAGATCCTCCATCTGTTGTATCTCACGTAGCACACCTCTATGCATATCCATGATACGCTCTAAGCCTATATACTTTACAACATTAGCAGGTAATACATACTCACCTTCAGATAACATAGCAGGTATATCATCAGCTACTTCTTCTGGTGTAGCTCCTGGTGGAGGATCATTCTTCTCAGACTTTTCTTTTACAAAATCTACTTCTTTAACTGATCCACCTTCTTTAAGGTTTAGCTCATCTGCTTCAAATACTTCATCTTCATCACTAACATCACCTAGACTAGAAAAGAACTCAGTAAATATACTGTCACCTGTAGGTATTTCTTCCATTTCTTCTTCTGAAGGTATCAGAGTTCTATCCTCTGGTGCTTCTATTTGAGGCGGTATGTCTTTAAATTTTCTAGGTGACTCCTCATTAATTAACATTTTTAAAGTATCATCTATGGGTTTTACCATAGGCATAGGTACAACTTCTCTATCATCATTTATAGTTGTAGTTGCTTCAAACTCAGGATCAATATCAGAAAATTCCTTTAATGGATCATTAGTTTCATTAGCAACAAACTCAGGATCAATATCAGAAAATTCCTTTAATGGATCATTAGTTTCATTAGCAACAAACTCAGGATCAATTAAGTTTCTTTCTCTAGGAGTTATTGCTTGAGGAGGTAAATCTAATTGTGTTCTAGGATTTTCTTCATCTCCAGAATCTACTTCTAATGTAGGTTCTGGTATTCTCTCTTCTTCTAACATTCTGTCTGTATCAGACATAGTTTGCTCTGTAAATTCTTGAGCTAATTTTACATCTTCTGGTAATACATCTACTTTATCTAAACCGTATTTAGCAACATCATTAGGATTTGAAATAATTCCTACCATAGTAGCTAATTTACCTACTCTGTTATCTAATCCTTTAACTGTTTTACCTTTTGAAATTCTTCTAGATTCTTTTATTACATCATATAATGTATCTTCATTTTTATCTGACATATACGTAGTAGATGCTTTTATTAAATTTTTAAACATTTTACCAGTGTTAAACATAGCATCGATAACTAATGTTTTAAGATTGTCTGATAAATCTGCATACTCTTTTCCTACTTTTGAATCTTCAGATAATTCTTTATCTATATCGTTTGATATTTTAGTAGCGACTTCTTTTGCTTGATCAATGGTTAAATCATTTAAATTATAACCTAAACTTTTAGCAGCTTTTTTATTTCTAGTAGTAGCCGTTGGATTTTTATCTGGATCGTTTACAATACCATAAGGTAAAGTTTTAATTTTTTTTAAATCTTTATGCTTTACAGTGCCTTCTAAAGTAGGTAATGTTTTTATATGTAATTCTACTGCTGTAGCCATATCAAGTTCCTTTTAATACTGTCTGTACTTCTACTTGCATAGACTTTAACTTTCTAAGCATAGCAATAGCACCTTGCGCTCTGTATATCTCTACTTCATCATCACTCTGCTCTAGCACACGTAGCGCATCGTGTCTCTTAGAGTCTAAGTATAAACTAAATAGTTCCTCAAAATCTGGTGTATTGACTAACGGTAAAATGTCTCTAGCAGTTTTAACGTCAAGCATTACCACCACCTCCTTGCTGTAGCATAGCCATTAGCTCTGGTGGTATTTGTTCTCCACCACCTTGCGGTGCTTGTGCTTGTTGTTGTTGCTGTTGTGTTCCTGCATTAGGTCCACCACCTGTAGCAAATCCCTGTTCTCCTGGTGCTGGTGCTTGACCAGTTCCTATATTACCACCTCCTGCACCTGTAGGATCTTGTTGTGGTTGTGGGTTCTCTGCTACAATTTGTTGTTGCATCTGTTGTAATAGTAATGCCTGTCTAAATGCTTCTTCAGGATTGTTTGTTACCTTATCTACATCCAGATCCATAGTTGCTGCTATCTCACGCATGATGTATGGGAACTTAGCAAATGGTGCTAGTACAGGACTGCTTGCAATCTGTAAGAAACTGATAAGACGCTGAGATCTAACTTCATTCTTCATAAAGCTTTCAGTACCTCTAGCCCTAATTTCTAAATCACCTTTTATCTCTGGATCAAAGTCAAACTGCATATTAAATGCAAACAATGCCTCACCCATAGGACGTAGCATATAGTCATCCATGTTTTTAATTACTGTACGGATAGCATTACTGGCTGCACCCATCAACATAGATATGCCTGATGCAGTTCTACCTGTACCTTGCACACCAGTTTGTCCATATGAATATGACGGTAATCCTGATGACTCATCTGATAATACTCTTGCCTTATCAAACAACATCATATTTTCACTTGACACGTTTGGAAATTTAGTACCAAATATAGCTTGACCAGGCGCACCACCTTGTCTTCTAAAAATTTTACCAGGATATACTGTAAGATCCTGACCAGGTGCTAGGTTTGTTTCATCTACCTCAATTAATAGATTACCAGATAGAATAGCATTGTCAACTGCTAATCTCATAAAGCCATTCATTAGTGTTTGAGTATCATCCATGTTTTCTGATAATCCTACACCAAAGAAACTATATGGGTTTAGTTCGTATGGACTAGCAACATAAGGAATACGTTTAGGTACAAACGGATTGATAACAAATCTTAGAATCTCATTATTACAGGTCCAACAGTTAATCTGTATCTCATCATCATTTAGATACTGCTTCGGTATTTCTAGTCCTTGATCTTCCGCTATCTCTTTATCTATTGTACCCCAGAACTCTAATACTTCAAAGCGTTCTACATCACTACCACCAGAATAGTTACCTGAACCAAACTCTGAGCTTACTTCATTGTCTGTTAGGCTTTCTTCCCACCATTCACGATCATAGTTCTCACCACCTAGTATAGCTTCTTCTATTGCAGAGGATCTAAAGAATGGACGTTTCTTTAATGCACGTAGTTGAGATCTGGTAAGTCTGTGTCTTTCTACTACATAGGTACAGTCTTCTATATTAAATGCATCTGGATCTGGATAAAAATCCCAAACTGATGTATGCTCTACTTTAGGTACAGTTACAATAGATGGATCGTAGTTACCCTCTTCATCCCAATTAGGATACTCTTTATCTACAGCAAACGGACCTTTCATTATTGCAGTACCAAACAATACACACTCAAATACAGAGTGCCTTAAATGTTTAGTTGCAGCGGATTCTTCTAGTTGATCTTTAATTTTCTTTTCCATCTTCTTAGCAGCAGCCATAGCTGGATGGAATGTAATAGCAGATTGTGTCTGTCCTGGTCCTTCTTTAAGACCTTCTAAATCTTCTAGGTCTTCCTGTAGTGAACCTAATCTTTCTTTTAGAATATCTGTGGTATCACCTGGTTGTAGATCATTACCATCACCAGGAGAACCATACATACTCCTAAACTCTTCCATAGCCTTTTCTTGTTCTTGTTCTTTGGGATCTATATGTACTGACTCTGCCACACCTTCAGGTATTGTAGTAGGCTCTACACCAATAGGAAATCTATTTTGACTAAATAGAACATCTATAATCTGACCATATGCAGCTAATACTTTAGTTTTAGTTACTTTAATAAATACTCTGGACTTCTCTGTTTCTGTAAACTGAACATCAGGACCGTACAATCCACGATAGTTTCTATATGCCTGAGTCCATCTTTCTTCATCTGAATACCTACTAGTCTTTGCTCTTTCAAATCTGGAGTTAACATAGCTAACTAGGTTATCATACTTTTTATCTGTCTTGGCATCGTCAAGAGCAGAGATTTCATTTTCATCTACCATTTTAACTCCTTTTAGTTCTTTTGGGTTGTAAGGTTCTGTTTCGTTTTTTAGTTATTACTTTTAGATTTGATCTTCTATTGTCTCTAGGATTACCATTCTTATGATGTACTTCCATACCTTTTTTAGGTTTTACAATTTTTCTAGCTTTGTTTCGACCTGCTCTATCTAGTTTACCTTTAGTAGTACCATGTGTCTTAGCATATTCTTTTTTGTAATCTCTAGTTTTTTTCATATCAATACCAATGACTATAAACAAACACACCGATGATAAGTATTAACCCAAGTATCATACCAGCATATGCCCAAAACATCTAATATCCAAACGTAGCATCCGATGCTTGGTAACGGTGTTTAGGTGTATTCTCATACGCTACTCTTATATTCGTAGGTCTAGACATTATCATATACCTTAGTGCATCATATAAGTGATCTTCAGACTTAGTATCAACATCTTCAGGGTTTCTGGCATCCACTGGTAATGCTGCTATCTGACTGATCAGGTTCTTACAATTCTTTAATATCTTTATCTTAGGCTCACCAGTATCTTCATCAATCATCAATCTCTTATGTAACTCTATCTTACCTGCTACCCTAGATCCTGGTGATCTGTCTGATGGTCTAAATCTACATCCTTCTCTATTCATAGTCTCTGCTATTGATGGACCTGCATCACCTCTCTTAGCCCAACACGAACTATCTAGTAATGCATCCTGTATTCTACCATCGTTTTCTTCTACTTCTATAATCATCTGACCTAATCTATCTGCTGTCAAACGATTAACATATAACTCTCTATATATCCACAAACACCCATCGTAATCTACTGCACCCCATAATATACCTGAATGTGCTGCATATCCAAAGTCTGCTGATCTTATCTTAGTCCATCCATTAGGTATCTCAAAACTATCACACGTATGTATTTCTTTATTAAACTCAGGGAATGCACCTTCATCTACTACATCCCAATCACCATACAGAAACTGCTTACGTTTTACTTCTGGTAGTGATGCCAACATAGCAACATAACTTTGATCTTGTGTGAGATACGGATTATCCCATACTGATGCTGCTATAAACTTTCTTGTTATTTCGCTTGACAGTGTTCTACCATCTAGCTCATACTCTATCTTCTCAGTTATTCTAGTGTTTGGTTCAGCAGGATCTATAAATAACTTCTTAACCCATGCTGATCCTATATTACCTGGATTACCTGTAGCTCTCATATGCAAAGGTATACTAGGATCTGTAGTACGTAACGATGATTTTAAGAACTGCCATATATCTGAATTAGCATACTGAGGTAACTCGTCTATACCAATCCATGAATAGGACTGTCCTTGATATCTTAACACATCTTGTAAGTTTTCGCAATACCCAAATTCTATTCTGGCTCCACTTGGAAAGTACCACGTATTCTCCTGACTTTTAAACTTAGCACCAGATGCAGCTTTAGGATATATCTGTTGCGTCTGAAATATAACATCTCTTAGTTCTGGCATCGAACGTCTTATAAGCAACGCACGATGAGCAGGTTTATGTACATATCTTAATGGAGCTATAAGAAGAGAGTAAGTTTTACCACCACCTCTTGCACCTCCATAGAAAACTTCACGTTCATTAGCAGAAAGAAATTGTGTTTGAGGTCCAGGATTGGGCTTGAAAACAACTTCAGGTTCTTTCTGTTTAGTATCCGTAAAGTTTATAGATTCTTCTGGCTCCTTACCATTGTCTAATTCTTTACTTAATCGTCTCTTCGCTTGTTCTGCCTTGATTCGTGTTTGCTTTTCGGTATTTTTAAGGTCTTCGATTCTTCGTTGCTTGGGAGATAGTTTGCGTCTGCGAGTCTTTCTCCTAGCATCCAACTCTTCTTCAGTCCATGCCAACTTGTGTAACCTAGTAGCAGAAAGTTTTCTACCAGTTTCATTTTCTAACCACGCCGCCACCTTTCGTACAGAGTGATTACCT